CGTGCAGCCAGCCAGCGCTTGGGTCAGTGTCTTGAAGGAGTCAGCAGGACCACCCGTATTGCCGTCGTTTCCGTTGGTCTCATCGACCCAGAAGTAGTTGCCGGTAAACGGTGGTAGTCCGGAGACCCCATAAAGGGGCATCCCGAACTGGGACGAAATATTCTGGCCTACATTGCTAAAGCCTGGCGTCGTCATCTCGGTATCCTTTCTAAGACAGCGATCTACCCGTCGCTAGTCGTCGGGGATTCCCAAACCTCCTTTTGAAAGATTGGGAACTGTGTCAGTTAGGAAGTGGGAGAGGAACCAAACAAACTTCTTGGGTCATTGTAGTTGAACGAGTAGCGCTCCCAAGCCTTTACGAGCAGGTTGTCGGTGGTGAAATCGACCTGCATATCGATCTCGAACGGTTCACGTTCCAGATAGAGCAAGCCGGGCTGATCGGTCTTGATGTACCAAGGGAACGGCGACGTGAAGAAGACGTCCTTGACGTATTCGGTGACGCCGCCAGCCGTTGTCGGGATCACGTTGGGGTCGTTCATCGCGGTGCCGGGCCGGAGTTCGGCGCGGAGCAAGCGAAGCGCCACGGGCTCGTTGTTGGGATGAATGACCAACGTCTTGCCGGTAGCCATCATGCGAAGACCGGCGTTGTCCCAGTACCCGGTCTGGATCGAGATCATGCCGTTCAGCAACGAAGATTCGTTGAGATCGACGTTTGTCGTCGGCGCGTTGGCCCAAGTCGAAGGACCGGAACCGCCAGCCGGCAGCGGATGTGCCGTGCTCAGCAAGGAGACACCGTCGCCACCAACCGTGATATCGAAGGTCGTCGCATTGTTGAACACCGCGGCGGCGTAGATTTCCTTGGTCTGCGCGAAACTGCGCTGGAGACCAAGATTGCTTGGCCGGAACTGAGCTTTGTAGAGATTGTCCGAAATCGTGTTCCGGGTGATCGCGTACCCAAGCCCGATGCCGGTGTGGAGCTGATTGTAGATGAAGGCTTCACCGCTGTTGTTATCGAAGGCGGTCTGACCACCATCGGTTTTCAACTGCGCCAGTGGCAGGAAGCGCATCGAAGCCGTGCGTTCCTGTGCCATTTCTGACTTGCCCTGGTCGAAGAGCTTCGGCCAGATCGCCGGCCATTGCTTGTATTCGCCCGTGACGCCCCTGAGGCCAGGCAGAAGAAGGTCACGAATGGCTGCGACGTTGATCGCCATGGCTTAGACTCCTAGGAGGGCTTTATATTGCTGGTTGTTGAACGCCACGATGACGTTGTTGTACGCCGCCGTGAGATCGGTTCCCGGCGCGCCAGGTGGGGATGTGATGACGTTGACCACCTTGAAAGGAAGCGTAACCGTGGTCGTCGGTGTCGAAAGGCACATGCCGGATTGGCCGGTCACTGTGCTTCCAAGTGGGGTCGCCACGATGTCGGCGCAGGCGCCGATCGAGGTTTGTGTGATCGCAGAACCGATGCCGGCCTGCACCTTCCACTGACTGTTGGGATCATCGACGACATAAGCGCGGACATCGCCGGTAGCATCGGAGCCCGGCCAGTACCGGCTCTCAACCGATTGCTGCCGTGCCGTCGAGAAATAGCTGCAGCCGACGAAGATGCCGACCAGGATCTGTGTGGCGGTGCCACCAGCACCATTCGCCCATTGTTCGATATAGCCGGTGGGACCGGACACATTCATGCGGACGGCATCGCCGTAATAAATCGCGGTGCCGTAGCCCGATGCAATCCGATACGGCGGATTGTGCATTTCCGCAAAGTTCGGCGGTCCAGATGCGGTGCCGATCTGAAGAAAGCCGAAGGGTGCTTGAACGTTTACGGTCATGTCTTAGACCCCTAAGAGTGCCTTGTATTGCTGATTATTGAAGGCGACGTTGACGTAGTTGTACGCCGTGGCGACATCGCGCCCGTTGGCGGTCGGTGGAGTATTCACGATATTGACCACCTTGAACGGAAGGGTGTTTGAACTTGTGATCGTTGGGGTATCCAGCACCATGCCTGAAATCCCGGTAATCGTGCTGCCAACCGGAGTGGCTTTGATGTCAGCCGACATCCCGATATAGGCTTGGGTGATCGGTGTGGCGGCTGTGCCGGCCTGCACCATCCATTGCGAACTTGGATCATCGCAGACGTAAGCGGCACCATCGGCGGCAGCATCACCACCGGGCCAGAAATTGCTTTTGGTATTCTGGCGCTGCGAGGACGAGTAGTAATCGCAGCCCAAGAAGATGCCGACGAGAATCTTTGTGGGATCGCCTACACCATCAGCAGCAACCCAAGGCGTGATATAACCGGCTGCACCAGTAACGGAATCGCCAGTGATCCACATCCTGACGGCATCGCCGTAATAAATCGGCGTCGTAAAGCTGGCCTTGATTCGATATGGATTGCCGCTACCGGCGCGGGCGAAATTGGGTTTCCCGGAGGCAACCCCTACCTGCGCAAACCCGAACGGTGCGAGAACGTTTGCCATGACCAAATCGGTGCCAGTCTTGGCATCGCTGGGCCGGCGCGGCGCAGGAATGACCTGAGTGGTTTTGCTCCAACGGCGTGTCGGAGCCATTCATCGGTTTGGATTTTGCCTGGGCCGGCGCGGCTTCGGCGGGTCCTTTGACGATCAACCCCGGCGCGGGGAGATCAGTCCTTCAATGCCGTCAGCGCGAGGCATTGGTGTCAGGAATCATTCATAATCTATATCTAGTATGTTTTGCAATACTTAGCAGCGCAAAGCCTTAAACTATGCCCCGCTGCTGGGAATGAAACACCGAATATCGCCTTTGTAATCTAGCCAAACCATCGCATGACCGTGCCGATTTGGTTGTGTCAGAACGCGATCATCCGGCACCTGAACTGATTTGCCGTTGATCGAAACGACGTAATGGCCGTCTTTCATATCGTATTCTGTTTCGCGGCCATCGGCCTGCGCACAGCAATAGCCGCCACCAGAAGATTTCAGAGATTCAAACCAAGGTGTAAGATCGGTTTTGGGGCCGGAATAACTAGCAAGCGCGACGGCACCAAGAATAATTAAACGGTGCATTCGATTGTCGGACTTGCTGGCACCGCGGCATCTCGCGCGGCTTCCTCGACAAGAACATCGACCACCATTGATCTCAGATAAGCAGCCATCGTTACGCCATTGGCATCTACAATGGCGTGGAATTTCTGATAATCCACCGCCGTAACCCAGGTACAAATCGGCTTTCTGAGAACCCGGCTCTTCGGCTTGGTGTTCATGGCTAGGCACCCCACTGGCAAACGCTAGCGAGTTGCGCACGAAGTTCTTCCGTTGGGATACGCTTTGTTGGAGAACGAATAAGAGTTTTGACCAACCGTTCTTCCGGCAAAGGTGCATAACCCCAACGCTGAGCGTATTCAACGGGAGTGTCAGCTGAAACAACAATGGGATTTTTGGTAGTCTGGTAATCTATACCTTGCACAGGTCTGGCTATGGATTCAACGTCTGTTAACAAACGATTAGGCAAGGATTGGTCATCAAACCAAATTCGTTCCGCCCGCCAATTATCTAGGCTGTCAGAATACGCGCTACCACACGCTTTCAATACTTGTGATTGAGCTTTTGCAAACTGAGATAAAGGAACCTCAGAAACAGCCCATGCCCCGGTTGGAGTAGTTTTAAACGGCCATGACTGTATCCGCATCAACGGGTCAAACTTGACACCGCGCAACGGCATCAGATGGCCAACATAAACCACCGCTGGCGCGGCCATTAAGCCGCACAGCAATGATCTACGGGAAAGGCCCGGTTTCACGGCTATTCCTCGATCGGAACATTTACTTGCCGCATGTACTCTTTTACAACTTTCGGTTCGACGCCGGTATGCTGCCGGGTCAAGGTATCTTTCGGCGTCATGCCGAGGCGTTGTTCGGCTTCGCGAATCTGCTGTTTCGCTAGGCCACGCTGTTCGGCTTGCGCTTCCTTCGTCAATTCCGCTGGCCGCTCCATCAAAACTAAGCCGCCCTTTATAATGTTCGGCTTGTCGTAGCCCGGCGGCACCCAATTAGGATGGCGCTTCGGATCGACAGGTTCCCAGCCCTGCTGCCTCATCTGAGCGATGTAGAACGGGTCTTCCATCCCATTCACGGAATACCGCTTCCATTCGTAGCTCGATCCTTCCGGGATTTCCTCGACCGGAATGTAGAACTGGTCGTCATTGACCGTTGATCTCCGCTGACGTGTCCTGCGGGCCTCGACGTGAACGGGATCGCGTTCCGGTTCCCGGACCTCTGACATCGTGCTGTGCTGAGGTGCCCGATCGGCGTTTACCTTGCGAGGGCGACCGGGGCGGCGTGTCGGGGCAACGGCAGCGGTGACTTCATCGTTCATGGCAATGGTTCCTTATGCCTAAAGTCGAATCAGTGGGTGAGCCGGCCCATTTTGCCTTCGGCCTCGAGCTCGATCAGGTTGCGGGCGTACTGCGCCAATGCCTTATCCGGCGGTAGATGCGGGAATGACATCTTGGCGGCTTCCTGTTGTTCCCGCGTCAGCGTGACGGAACGGACTGTCCGGTTGGGACCATTCGGCGGATCCCGGCTGACCGGCGCCGATGGTTGCGCCATGCGGGGCTTCGGTTTCGCCGCCGGCTGCACTTCAGGTTCCTCGCCGGCTAGTTTCACCGCAGCGGCAGCCGAAACAGGGGCCCGATGGCCGGTGTGTTCTTCGATGGTCTGGAAATATTCCGAACTATTCAGCGAATAGCCCTTGGCGATGGCGTCGTAGTGTCCTGCCATCATTTTGGCATTCTTGGTCGCATCGCCGCCGACGCCGGCAGGGACACATTCCGGATGGGCGCGAAGCCAAGCCTGAGCCTGCGGTGTGAAATCAGAAACGTATCGCTCGAATGCCGAAAGAGTTGGCCCAACAGGAGCCTCGACGCGGCCTTCCGTGGTCGGCATCTTTTTGGCGCCGGCCTCAAAATTGATCTTAGCATCCTCGAGCCGATCAAGAGCCGCCGCGGCTTTCGCCATCTTTGCCTGCGCCGCCGTTGCCTTAGAGAACTCGTCGGCTTCCATGGCGCGTTCTGATTCGGCCCGATACGACTCGACCTCGCGCGTCGCCGTCTCAATCCCTGAATTGATGATTGTTAGCTGGCTGTTTTCAGCCTGTTCACGATACCCGGCGGCTTCCTGTCCGCGTTGTTCGGCAAGCCTTTGAGCTTCCTCGCGGGCGCGGCGTTCGGCTAGTGCCGTTGCTTCCGCGGCCTTGCGGCCATCATCTGCCGTTTTAACGGCTTGCGTCAGCGCTGCCGCGGCTTCATCGGCGGCGTTTGGCTTTGCTGCCGGTTTTTCCTTCGCCGGTTTGGCTACCTTCGGTTCTGCCTCAATAACGGCTTCCTCGCCTTCTGGTACGGCGAGATCGGGCTGATCGGTTACATCGACAGTGACGACGCCATCTTCCTCAACTTCAACGGTGGCAGCATTCGGTTCGGCCATGGTGTCCTCGCTCAATACACTTGATCTGGTGAAGGAATCCGCATCGTAATATCTTGGTCACGGATGATGCGGCAGAGTTGCCCGTTCACGAAGCATTTAAGCCCGTGAGAAACGAAAAGCATTATCCAATCACCGACCTCAACATTATCGCCGTTGAAGTCGAAATGGTCGTCGGAAACAAATGCCGCGTTGCCCTTCATGAGAATCACGGCCGCTTTTCCCTGATGCTCATCTTCGCGCCTTGTCTGATCGGCCAAGATAATACCAGACTTGGTTTTCGTTGGCCGCTCGTAAATCCCAACTAGGACGCGATTGCCCAGCAGATGAAACCCCGGAATCGTTCCGTCTTTCTTCATCCCAACCTTTTTATAGATCACATCGCGAGGATCTTCGGTGTGGGTCATCAGCATCGGTGGCACTTAGCTATTCTCCTACTCTGCTGCTTCAGCGGTCGGTCGCTTGCCGTAGATTTCCAACTCGATCTCGCGACACTTCCCAAGCACGTCGTTTAACGCTTGGATATAGGATGCCTGCGCCTTGTAGTCCTCAATCGTTCTAGCCGAACCAGACGCCAGCGCGATCATCTTGTTGTCGATATCGGGAGCCAGCGCTTCATACAGCGCGCGATGGAACGGATCAATAATCGACGGAGGCGCAGCCATACAGAACTATACCCTAAACTGCCTGCGGAGCCTTGTTACCCTTGTGCTTCTGCAACTCGATCTTCTGAAGCCGACCCTCGCCGCTCAACGCGCCGGCGTCCATGTCGTGGATACTGGTGATCTTCCCGCCACGGGCGCGTTCGGTTTTGCCTTCCTTTTTCTCTTCCTGCTTCAGCATTTGCTTGAAGAGCTTGCGATCTTCGGCCTCGTCGGCGTGCTTGACGCGACCACCCTTGGCGCGCGGCGGCATGATTCCAGGAGGCAATCCGCCCGGCGCTCCTGGCGCCATCGGCATGCCACCCATCGGGGGTCCACCTGGCGGCATGCCCATCGGGGGATGCGGCGGCATCGGCGGAGGTCCGGCGCCGAGACCGGGAGGTAATCCAGGAGGACCGCCGACCGGAATGACCGGGGGCGGCATTGCACCGGCTCCAGGGCCACCCTGCGGGGCGACGATAACATTGACGTGGGTTCCGTGCT